TCGCCCTGGCCGCACGTTGGAACGGAATTAAAACAGTCGTTTTCTGTGAGCAAGATAAATTTTGTCAGGAAATTATAAATAAAAATTTCCCAGGAGTACCGATTGAACCAGACATTAAAACATTCGACGGAACAAAATACACAGGGGCTTTTATTCTCACAGGAGGAGTTCCTTGCCAGCCAGCCAGTTGCGCCGGGAAGCGAAGAGGCACAAAAGATGACCGTTGGCTCTGGCCGGACGCTATTGCAGTGCTCGCTGCCGTCCGGCCCGCTTGGGCGGTGTTTGAGAATCCTCCTGGAATCGAAGACGTGGGGATCGACGGAATTCTTGCTGACGTGGAGCGGGAAGGCTACGCCGCGTGGCCGGTCGGTGTTCCTGCTTGTGCCGTCAATGCCCCCCACCGACGGATGCGGTACTGGATTGTCTGCCGACGGATGGCCGACGTGTCGAGCCGGGAAGACGACGGCGGAAGAACTGGAGACGTGGCAGAAACGAGCGGACGACGGGAAAGTATCGACGCCTCCGCTGGGTTTGTTGGTGAAACACTTGGCCGTGCATCCGACGCCGCGGGCGGAAAACTCGGAGCAGACGGGGGCGCATCGCGGGGTGGCGGACACGCTGACGAGCAGCACGAGGCAGTTGGGGGTGTGGCCGACGCTGCACGGGATGGACAACGAGGGGAACCCGAGGCGGAACGGGCCGACGGGGAACGAACTTGGCCGGGCGTGCAACTCGGCGCTGGTTCCGTGGCCGACGCTGACGGCGCGGGACGACAAGGGGCAGACGCAGAATCCGGACCGGATGGACTATGTGCCGAACATCGTGCGCGCCAATGGGACGGGTTCGTGTGGCTGCCTTGCGCGGACGGGAAGTTTCGTCGGGCGCCTGATGACACTTTCGACGTGGTTGATGGGCTACACCGCAGCGTACTTAAGGCATTGGGAAACAGCATCGTGCCGCAAGTCGCTGCGGAAATCATCCGCGCAATCTGTGCGGCGGAGGAAGGCGGGCCTTGAGGGACCGCGAATGGACGCGAATCGAAGAAGCGTGTGAGGCGACTGAGCGAGACGCGCATGCGCGACAAGGCGGTGCGTGTGCGGATGGAGCTTAAGGTTTCGGAGCGGCGGGCTTCGAAGCTGGCGGCTGTGGTGCGCGTGGCTTCGGACATGATGAAACGGGCACCGCTTTGGGAGGGGTGCCAGTTGCGTGTGACGGGATTTCCGGAGGATGTGGTGCAGGTTGTGAAGATGGCGAAACGGCTGATGCCGAGCGTGGCGTTTGAGAGCCGGCGGGCGTGCGCGTGCGAGCCGAGGGGGTGCGTGCTGGTGGAACTGGAGGTTCGCGTGAAATGAGCACGGGTCGGCCAACGATGCGCTACAGGGTTCCGGGGCCTACGGTGGCGCGGTTTCATCGAGGAAAAGGGTTCGTTCGCGGCATCATTGGCCCGGTCGGGTCTGGAAAATCTACGGCGTGCTGTTGGGAAATCGTTCTGAAGGCGAATGCGCAACGTCCGCATAACGGCGTGCGGCGTAGCCGGTGGGCAGTGATTCGAAACACGTATCCAGAGCTTGAATCGACAACGATCAAGACGTGGCAACAACAGTTCCCAGAGCCCATTTTCAAGATGATCTGGGGGGCTCCGATCTGTTGCACGGCGAGGTATCCGCTTTCTGACGGGACCGAGGTTGATCTTGAGGTCTTGTTCATGTCGATCGACAGAGAGCAGGACGTTAAGAAGCTGCTTTCGTTGGAGTTGACCGGAATCTATCTGAATGAGTTCCGCGAAATGCGGAAGTCTGTCTTGGACATGGGTACGGCTCGTGTTGGGCGGTTTCCAAGCAAGGCGATGGGCGGGCATTCGTGGTGCGGAATCATCGGCGACACGAATCCTCCAGACGACGACTCTGATTGGTATGAACTGATCGAGGAGCAGAAGCCTGAAGGTTTCGAGTTTTTCAAGCAGCCCGGTGCGTTGCTTGGAACAAGCGCCGATGCGCTGCGTAACAATCCGGAGGCCGAGAACATCCATAACTTGAACGATGGGTTCGGCTATTACCGTCGGATGATCGCGGGGAAAACGTGGGAATGGATCAAGGTTTATGTGTGCGGAGAGTATGGGAACTTCTACGACGGGCGGCCGGTGTATTCGGAATATGTGGATTCGGTGCATTGCGCGAAGGAGCCGCTGGAGGTGTGGCGGGGGCTTCCGCTGATCGTTGGGATGGACTTCGGGCTGACGCCGGCGGCGATTCTGTGCCAGGAGACGGGGCGGGGGCAGTTTCGAGCCATTGACGAAGTTATCGGCGTGGATGTTGGGTTGAATCGGTTTCTGCAATATGGGCTTGGTCCGCGACTGCGATTGCCAAGGTATTCCGGGCTTCCACTGGTCATTCACTGCGATCCTGCTGGAAAGGGCAAGATGCAGACCGATGAGCAAACACATATTCAAATTCTGGAAAAGCACGGCTATCGGGTGTTTCCCGCGATTACAAACTCGTTTGCGGCCAGAAGAGAGTCCGTGGCGCAGCGGCTGATGTTGATGATTGATGGCGCTCCCGGACTGCTTATTTCGCCCGTCTGCAAAGTTCTTCGGAAAGGGTTTCAGGGCGGCTATCGCTTTCGTCGTGTGCAGGTTGTTGGTGAACCACGATGGGAAAATGAGGCTGACAAGAACCGGTTTTCGCATCCGCACGATGCGCTGCAATATGCGGTGATGGCTGGGGAAATGACGGTGCGGCAGGCGGTGCAGTCTGCCGCGGAGGAGGCGGCGGCGATGGCGAGAGTCCAGGCGCGGCCGGTGAATGTGCGGGCACGGATGGGGGCATGGACATGAACAACTTCCTGACGTTTTTCCTGAGCGGCTCGCTGGGGCACTACCGGTGGAAGGCTTTGCTGATGGGGGAAGTGATCGACCAGGGCCGGGCGCGGACAGTGGCGGATGCGCGGCGGCAGTTCACGGCGGCGAGCCGGGCGTTTGGGAAGAGCATGAAGGGGAGGCGATTCGCGGCGCGTGCTGCGGTCATGGGCGAGGCGGCGCGGCGTCCGCTTGGATGCCAGCCACGGGATGAGGAGATGGATCATGGCGAGGGGATTGGTGTTGCTGCCGAACGGCAGGGCGGCACCGGAACAGCGGGAAGTTCCGGCGGTGGAGAAGGCAAAGGCTCCGGACACGTTCAAGAGCCGGGCGGAACTTGTGGCGGACAATGTGGCGCTGGCGAACACGCTGGCGGCGTGGAGTGCGGCGCTGGGGATCATCCAGGCGACGGCCAGGGATGTTCCGCCGACGGAGGGGCCGCTGATCCTGACGCCGCTGGATCGGGCGATGCGCGCGGACAAGAAGCTGGCGGAGATCCGCCGGATCGCGCAGCAGGCGCTGAGTCTGGTGGAGTGAGCGCGCGGACGGATGGGCGGGACGAGATGTATCAGGCGTATTCGCTCGTCGTGCTGGTTCAGCAGTTGTTGCAACGCACAGAAGTACGCGAAAAGGGAAAGGGCGTGGTTACGGCGCGCGTTTCCACGGCGTTGCGGCCAGTCCGGTGCATTGTGGAGCAGGCGGTTCGAGTGCTGAACGGCGACATTGCCAGCGTGCGCTGGTTCGAGGACGGCGGGGAGATGGTGCTGCGGGTGATGGTGAGGCGCGCATGAAAAAGCTGGATCGCGTGCTGGTGGCTGACGGCGGACTGGATGATACGCTGCGGTGCGGGTTGATCGGGTGGAGCACAACGGTGCGGATGGTTGGCCGCGAGGAAATGGTGCTTCGGTTTGGGGACAAACGGCAGCGGCGGCGGGTGCGGCGGATGCTGGGCCGGAGGAAGGGCACCGCAGAGTCTGGAAGGGGCGCAGAGGGATGAAGGTGACGCTTTTCGATGCTGTTACGGGACAGACGCGCGAGGTGTCTGGCATCTGCACGTTTCAGTGGCACGAGGGAAATTGGTCGTGCGACTGCAATCGAATGGACTACTTCGGGGTTGATCGTGGTCCTGATGATGCGGGCCGGTGTCTGGGTGGCAAGCGTTTCGTGGTAGTGGCGGCAACCATTGAAAATGCAGACGACTATTCGGTGTCAATCGGCTTGCTGAATTGGGACTATCCTCCTGAACTGGTTGCGAATTGCAGGCGACTGTTTGCCGAGATGCAGGGTGCATCGGGAAGGTGCGCAGAGGGATGACGACGGAAGTGTTTCTGGCGGTGTGGTGGCTGGTTGGGTTCGCTGGGTGGGTGGTGGTGCTGCGGGCGTGCGGGGCTTCGCGGTGGTGGATGGATCTGGTTTCCGGGGTGCTGGTGGTGGGGTGGATGGGGCCGCTGGTGTGGCTGGGGCTGTTGGTGTGCCGTAGGGCGAACATCGGGCCTTGGGAGCGGCCGGTTGCGCCGCTGGCGGATCGGTCGGGGCGGGTGGTGGTGGTTCAACGGCCGCGATTCCGGGGAATGGAAGATTCTGCGGGCTGATTTGCAGCGGTTGGAAGCGGTGGGGCAAAAAAGTTATTGACGGGGCGGGAGTGGTTGCGAGTTGGCAACCATGTTCCCGGAGATCTCAAAGCCGACGCGGATGGTGGGGGATGCGCAACGCTTCTCTTCCGATGGCGGTTCGGCGGCTCTTGCTCCGGTGGCTGGCGTACAGGAGTACGCGATTCCGGCGGCGCGGCCGGAGCCGGCGGCTGGGTCTGCCGGGAACACGGCGGTGCTGGTTCTGAGCAATGACCAGATTGCGGCGCGTGATGCGGCGATTGCGGCGCAGGCGGCGGCGGCACTGCCGCAATCGGTGGAAAGCGCGCTGGCTGGGCACATCAAGGGCGCGTTCGAACGGGCCAAGACGGCGCGGCAGGCGGCCGGGATTGACGAGCATCTTCTTTCGGCGCTTCGGAATCGGCGCGGGGTCTATGACGCGCAGAAGCTGGCGGAAATCGCGGAGGCGGGCGCGCCGGACATTTTCGTGATGCTGACAGACCAGAAGGTTTCGGAGGCGATCGCGTGGCTGGCGGATGTGTTTGGGATCACGGAGCAGACGCCGCTGCCGGCAACGCTGGAGCCGACACCGATCCCGGATCTGCCGGCGGATGCGCGCGAGAAGATCGTGCAGCACACGCTGGCGGCGTTCCAGAACGACGTGCAGACCGGGAAAATCCCGGCGGGCGTGTTTGCTCAGGGCGGGGACCAGGCGGCGCAGGTGTTCGCGATGCTCCAGGCCTATGCGAAGCTGCTGCGCGACGACACGCTGCGGATGATGCGCGAAGAGGCGGAAGTGCGCGCAAAGCGCATGGAGCAGAAGATCGGCGACCAGTTCGCGGAAAGCGGCTGGATTGATGCGTTCCAGGACGGTCTGGATGACCTGTGCACGATGGGGACGATGTTGATTGAAGGGCCGATCCTGCGGAAGCAGGAAAAGCTGGTCTGGCGGGATGGGCGCGCGACGGTGGAGGAGCGCGTTGCGATCGAGTTTGAACGGTTCTCGCCGCTGGACGCCTATCCGGCTCCGGATGCGGTTTCGCCGGAAGAGGGCGATTTTGTGCGGCGCATCCGCTGGGGCCGCGGGAAGATTCGCGCGCTGCGCGGTCTGCCCGGCGTGAACAATGGCGCGGTGGACCGGTTGCTGGCGAACACGGCGTATTCGCAAGGATGGAAGACGATCCAGCCGACGGATACGGAACGGCTGCGCCTGGCTGACCAGCAGCAGAACGGGCAATCCTCGACCATCGAGGGGCTGAAGTTCTGGGGATGCGTGTCGGGGCGGCTGCTGCTGGATTGGGGGATGGACCCGGCCGAGTTGGACGAGAACGAGGACTATGAGGTTTGCGCGCTGATGTTCGCAAACGAGGTGGTCCGTGTGCTGTTCAACTATGATCCGCTTGGCCGGAGGCCGGTTTCGAAGACGGTCTATGAGCGCACGAACGGCAGTTTCTGGGGCCGTGGCGTTCCGCACCTGATGGTGGACATCCAGAAGGCGGTGAATGGCGCGGCGCGTGCGCTGCTGCACAACATGGCGTTGGCTTCCGGGTCGCAGATTGTTTGCGACATGACGCAACTTCATCCGGCGGAAGATCCAACGAAGGTCTATCCGCACAAGGTTTGGCAGGTGGTGCGCAAGCCGGGGCTGGATGGCAAGCCGGTGGAGTCGTTCAAGATCGACTCGAACGCGAACGAACTGCTGATCGTTCTCAACGATTTTCTGAGCAAGGCGGACGCGCGCACGCGGATTCCGTCGTATGCGTTTGGCAACGACAAGGTGGCGGGGGCCGCGCGGACGATGGGCGGCCTGACGATCCTGCTGAATCAGGCTTCGCGATCGGTGAAGCGCATCCTTGGCAACATCGACCGCGACATCACGCGGCCCTCAGTGGAACGGGTGTTCACGTTCAACATGCTGTTTGACCCGGACGATTCGATCAAGGGCGACGTGCAGATTGTGGTTCGCGGCGTGCTGGGCCTGATGGTGCGCGAGCAGCGGCAGGCGAATCTTTCGGCCTGGCTGGCGCAGACGGCGAACCCGGTGGACATGAGCATCATTGGCCGGGAGCGGCGCCGGGCGGCGCTGGAGGCGGCTGCGGACGACATGCTGGAACTGCCAACGGCGGATCTGGTGCCGACCAAGGACCAGTTCGAGGAGCAGCAGCGGGCCGAGGCGGAGATGGGCCAGGTGGCGGCCGGTCCAGTGGGCGGCGGGGCGATGCGGGGGCCGCAGATGCAGCCGGCGCAGGGGAACATTCAACGGGTGCCGACGCGGCCGGGGCCGGCGAGCGGCATGGAAACGACGTAACGAGCAGAAAGGCAAGGGTAGGGCAATGGCGGAACGGGAAGACATTTCATTGGGTCTGGTCACGCTGGAGCGGACGCGGCCGGCGAAGAGCTACACGGTGGCGGCGCCGCCGAGCAATGCGAAGGCGGGCGACATGGCCTACTTCAGCAACGGCAACGCGGGCAGCCCGTGCTGGGCGGTCTATGACGGGACGAACTGGAAGGTCGTTTCGGCCTCCACGACGATTGCGGCGTCCTGATGACGCTGCCGCCTGATCCGGCGAAGAAGGCGCGCGTTCTCCGGGGGCTGCTCGACATGCCGGATGCGGTGGTCGAGTTCCTGGAGGGCGCGCTGCGGGATGCGGATGAGCAGACCCGCACCGCGCAGGGCGCTTTGCTGGGCTGGAGTCAGGGCCGGGCGCAGACGCTGGCCGGTCTGCTGAAGCTGCGCAGCGATGCGCAGGCGATGCGGACGGCCGGCAAGTTGAGTTGACGACGATTTTCCTGCCGGAGCGGGCACGGCCGGCAGGACCACAAGAGCGAGCCCGACCGATCCGCCTGTTTGCGGGTCCGCCGGGTTCGCGGGTGCCGGGCTGCCGCGGCCCTGCCGCGACCACAAAAGGACGCACGACGATGGGCATGAAGGAACAGATTGCGGAGGCCGAAAAGACGCTGGCCTTGATCGACGGAGCCGACCGCGGAAACGCCGCCGGATCACCGACCGCAACGCCGCCGACCGCGCCGCAGGGTGCCGCCGCTGGCGATGGAACGCAGACGACGAGGACGCCGGGGGCCAACACGCCGCCGGGCACGGCCGCCGGGAATGTCCCGACCGCCAGCCCGACCGCAGGGCCGCAGGGCGGAACGGACGAGGTGGCGCGGCTTCGCGCGGATCTCGAAAGCCGGGAGCGGCAGTTGCGGAGTCAGGCCGGAACACACGGCCAGAAGATGAAGGAACTGACCGATCAGGTGCGGCAGATGGGCGCGCAGATCACGGAACTGGTGGACGAAAACCGCCGGTTGCGCGAGCAGGCCACCCGGACGCCGGCACCGCAGGCGAGCGGACCGCAGGGAGCCCCGCCGAAGGGGACGGAAGGGTATCGGGCCTGGCTGAAGGCCGAAGTTCTGGACGAGTTGGGCGAGCATACGGCCGCGGCGCTGGCTTCCAGCATCGAGGAGCGGATGCGCCCGATGGAGGCCAAACTTTCGGAACTGGATGCCGAGCGGCAGCGCATTGCGCAGGAGCGCGAGCAACTGACGCAACGCGAGGCCAAGCGGTCCGCCGTGGATTCCTTCTGGAACGAGGTTGAGAAGCTGGCGCCAGGTGCGCGGATGCTCAACGGCGATCCGGACGAGGGGATTCCCGGAGATGACCAGTTCATCGCCTTCCTCGACACCGTTGATCCGGACACCGGGCTGAAGTGGCGTGACCGGGCGGTCATGGCCAGGGATGCCAAGCGGTTCGACCTCGTGGCGGCTGTGTTCAATGCCTTCTTCAAGACCCGACGGGATGCGCCGAAAAAGAAGCCGGATGACCTGATCGAGCCGCAAGGCGCGACGGGGCGGGAGCCGCCGACGGATTCGGGCGGCAGACCCCCGGTGGCACGCATGACGCGGGAGGAGTTCGAGCGCAAGATGGCCGAACTGCGACGCCGCACGATTCGCGAGCCCGGGAACATCGCGGCAATCACAGCGGAATCCAACGCACTGATTGCGGCTTACGGCGGCGGGTAGCGTACAAGAGTGCGCAAAAGCCCGTCCTGCGCGTGAGCAGGAGATGAGAAGATGAGTGTCCCGGCGGCCAATGGCTTTCCGCAGATGGGCAACAACAGCGCGACCGGCGTGGGGTCCGGGCCCATCAAGTTCGCGAGCAAGACGATCATGCAGTATTACGCGAGTTCCCATCTCGCGGCGTGCTGCAACACCGACTACGAGGGTGAAATCAAGGCGCAGGGCGACACGGTCAAGATCCGTTCCGTTCCGCGCATCACGACCAGCAAGCATTCGAAGGGCGCGAACCTGGGGAATCACGAGATCCCGGTGCTCGGCACGACGGATCTGCTGATCGACCAGGCCCAGAAGTACAACTTCCTCGTGGACGCGATCGACGAGAAGCAGCACGACGTGGTGCTCTCGGACCGCTTCACGGAGGCGGCTGGTCTGGACATGCGCGAGGCGATCGAGGGCGACGCGCTTTCGAAGCTGGTCCTGACCGCGCACGCGAACAACCAGGGCGCGACGGCCGGCAAGAAGAGCGGCGCCTACAACCTGGGCGCGACGGGCGCGGCGGTGGCGGTGACGAAGGCGACGGTGATCGAGTTCATCACGTCCCTGCGGGCCGTTCTCGCGGAGCAGAACGCGGACCACGGCACGATCTGGGTGCTGATCCCGATGTGGATGCGGTGGCTTCTGGTCAACAGTGACCTCAAGAACGCCAGCCTCACGGGCGACGGCAAGTCGATCCTGCGCAACGGGCAGATCGGCGAGATCGACGGCATGAAGATCCTCGCGAGCAATCTGATGCCGAACTACGCGACGGACACGAACAGTCCGTGGGACGTGCTGTGCGGCAACATGGAAGCCATCACCTGGGCGGCGCAGATGACGGACAATCGCGCGATCCAGGACAAGGACTACTTCGGCACGTTCTATCAGGGCCTCTATGTGTACGGCTACAAGACCGTGCGCCCCGAGGCTCTGGTGCGCGGCTACGCCTACAAGGGCACCTGAGTCGAGTGACGGCCTGACAGCCTGATCCCATCCCGGCGAGTGCCGGGGTGGGGTCCAATCGAAAACGAAAATCCCAACGGGAGAATGACGATGCAGAAGTGGAAGCAGTTCATGGGCCGGCTGGTGGCCGGCGGTTTCGCGGTCTTGGCGGTGGTCGCGATGGTGGCGGTGAGCCCGATCGTGGCCCCGGTGTCGGATGCGCAGGCGGCGGTCTATACGAATTTCGTTGGCAACTCCAACGATTTCGGGCCGGGCGCGCAGCAGCAGTATCGCCTCTCGGCGACGCTGGACTTCAGCACGACGCCGGTTTCGAGCAACGACGTGGTGGACCTGATCCGGGTGCCGTCGAACTCGTATATCGCGAAGGTGGTGTGGCAATGCACGACGGCTGGCACGAACTCCGCGCCGACGTTCGACCTGGGCGACTATGCCAGTGCGACGCGGTACGGGTCCGTCCTGAGCCTTACCGGCGCGAG